TATTACACACCGATAGATGATGCGACGGCTCAGGATTGGGCAGAACAGATATATACGGGTGAAGCAACTAACGAGGAGTACGAGCAGTATTTGAAAGCAACTGCGGTTTCTAGGTTCCCGACGTTAGATAAAGTTATTAACGAAATGGGAGTTACGCCGGATCAGTATTTTTCTCCGTATAAGTATCAGATTGAGCAGATGCTTGGTAGGCAAGTGAATATGTTGGAAGAGTTCTCTGATGTTATTGAGTTTATGCCTGATACTGGGACTGCTTCTAGGCCGATGACTCTTTCTGAGGTTCGTAAGTTTGTTCGTGCTACTCCTGAGTGGCAACAGACTGATGATGCTAAGGATCAGGCGAGGGCGTTGGCGTTTTCGATTGGTCAAACGTTTGGGGAGGTAGCGTAATGGGTTTTGGAGATACAAGAGGAATTGGTGAATCACGAAAATTAGATCCCTCAAATCCTGATGCGATGCCCTTTAACGAATTTCCTGACATAGGGCAAAGTTTATTAGATCTTTTTAATGAAAGATATCCTGATGCCGGTCCAGCAACTCCACCTGCAAGCGATCCGGTAACTGTTGTAGACGATGACGCTGTTATGCAAGCGCAAGAAACCCAAGATGACAGAGATGCGCTAACAATTATTAAAGATGCTTTAACTGGTTATGGTTTAGGAGACTTAGCGAATGATGCTTACCGATTTTTAATGGAAGGTTCTTCTAGCGAAAGTGTAATGATTCAAATAAAAGACACTGACTTATTTAGAGAGCGTTTTAAGGGTATGGAGACTCGCAGTAAACTAGGTTTGCCAGCTATTAGCCCAGCAGAATATATACGGCTAGAAAACAATTACCGGCAAACAATGGCAGCAGCAGGACTACCTGCAAACTTTTATGATAACCCTGATGACTTTGCAGAATTCATAGGAAATGATGTTTCCGCTGCTGAAATGACTGAGCGAGTTTCAATGGCTGCTACAGCAGTAGCTAACATTAACCCTGAACTTAAAACGCAGTTGCAAGACATGTATGGTATAGGCGTTGAAAACGACGGGGAACTTGTAGCATATTTTCTTGATCCTGAACGTGGCGTAAGCGTTATTGAACAACGGTTGCAAGTTGAGTCTGCTGGTTTATCAGCAGCAGCTTTGCAAGCTACAGGGCAAGGTATCCAAACTGATGTTGCTAGACAGTTGGCTGGACAGAATGTGCAACAGCGTGAAATATCGCAACGTTTAGGGCAACAAGCAGGACTTACTCAAACTACTTTTGGTGAGGAACAGGCAGCGACTTCTACGCAATTAGCTGCTTCAGCGTTTGGTTTAGATTCAGAAGCTACTGCTGAGATACGCAGGTTGCGTCAACGTAGGCAAGCAGCAGGGCAAAGATCAAGCGGAAGTTTAGTTACTGGTATGGGCGCTTCGGGTCTTGGAACAGCACAAAATCAGTAGGTTGTAGACGCAAACCGTTAATTTGCTTATATTTAGTTATGTGATCTGCCCCGTTAAGAGGGTGAGCCGTTCACACTAAATTAAACTCCGCTGGCATTCCACCGTTGTTAGCGTGTATAAGAAGGTGAGTGACATAATGGAAACAGAGTCTACTGAAACAGAAGAAGTTTCAAGTACCGAATCCAAACCAAATTGGCGTAGAGAACTCGAAGCGAAAGCTAAGAGGGCTGATGAGCTTGAAGCCCAAGTTCAACAGATGCAACGCAAAGAAGTGTTTCGTGATGCAGGCTTAGACCCATCTAACAAGATGACTGAGTACTTTATGAAAGGCTACGAAGGCGAGCTATCTGTTGATGCGATACAGGCTGAGGCTACTAGTGCAGGTTTATCGAATGTGGTAAGCCAAGGCAATACTACTAATTTGGAGCAACAGACACAGTTCATGGAACAAGTCGAAGCGGAGCGTAGAATCGCTGAAGCTAGTGATGATGCTGGTCCTGTGGCAGATCCTCAATTCGAGAGTTTAATTAGAGAAACCAAAAATGTCGATGAACTTCGACAGTTGTGGGAATCTAACGGCGGTACTTTTAACGCAATGACGTAAGGTAGGCTCCAAAATTTAATTGGAGAATAGCCTAATGGCAATAACACAAATGAGTTCGCTGAACTCCGCTGGTAACGCAGCATTTGAACAGCTCGCTTACTTTGCGTTGCGATCACAACCTCTCTTTGAGATGGTTTGCGATGTGAAAACCACAAACCAATCGCACGCAGGAGCAAGCGTTAAGTTCACAAAGTACAGTGACCTATCACAAGCTACTTCAGCAATATCTGAAACTTCTGACCTCACACCATCAACAATGGGTGACGCACAAGTTACAGTAACACTTGCTGAGTACGGTAATACAATACAAACCACCGCTAAAGCCCGTGGAACCAGCTTCTTAAACATAGACGCTGACGCTGCGAACATTATCGGTTACAACATGGGTGACAGTCTTGATAAGATTGTTCACGACATTGTTACAGAAGGAAGCAACGTACTATTCGGTGGCGATGCTACAGCTACAGGAGAACTAGCAGCAGGTGACGTTATCACCGCTGGTCTTATCCGTAAAGCTGTTGCTAACCTACGGTCTGCTTCTGCACCTGCATTTGACGGCAACGTTTACGTTGGATTTATCCACCCTGACGTTTCTTTCGATCTTCGTGCAGCTACAGCAGTAACTGACGTTATCCAACACCAAATCCGTCAAGACGGAGCAGGTGTCCGAAACGGTAGCATTGGTACATTCGGTGGAGTTGACTTCATTGAAACACCAAGAATTACGCTAACCGCTGACGCTGGTGCTTCCAATGTTGATGAATACAAAACTGTAATAGTTGGTAGACAAGCTCTTGCGAAAGCACACAGTCGGGCAGCCGGTTTTGGTGCGGATCCAAGCATTGTGTTCGGTCCTGTAACCGACAGCTTGCGTCGATTCAACACAGTAGGTTGGTATCATCTTGTAGGATACGGAAGATTCCGTGAGGAATGTATCCGAAGGATTGAAACATCATCCTCAATAGGGACTAACTAATAGTTCTTAATTAGGTAGTAGGGTAGGCTGACTTTACTGGGAGGTTGGCCTACCCTCTATCTTTCTTTATTTGATTATATTATTATTGGACATCATGGAAGATGAACAAGTAGATGTAGTTATAGCTGCTGAGACGATACAAGCCAGCGTTGTAACTGATGAGGAGAACGCTGATGGCTAGTGGTCTTTATGGAATAACTTTTCTTAACGCTTTGAAGAACACTCTTGCGTTAGATCTAGACAGTGACACGATTAAGATTATGTTGGTTACGTCATCGTACACTCCTGATTTTGGGGCGCATGATTTTAAGGGTGACGTTTCTAATGAGGTTTCTGGGTCAGGGTATACTGCTGGTGGTAACACGTTAAGTAGTTTGTCTTTGACGCAGACGGGTGGCACGATTAAGTTTGATGCTGCTGACACATCATGGTCATCTGCAACAATTACAAGTGCTAGAGGTGCTGTGATTTATGATGATTCTTTAACTGATGATCCGCTTATTGCGTATATTGAT